AATTGTCATTCCCGACCAACCGTTTAATCTCATTACCATTTCAGTAATAGACACCGCTTGTTCTCCGTTTGTTGTTTCTGTGATTTTAAACACATCATCAGCAGCATCAAACGTACCATCGGTAGTTATTGCATTTGTTGTTGAACGGTTAGAGAATAAAGCTGTTTGTGCTGCTGTTTCCAAACTATTTACAACATTCAAGAATGAGTTTTTAAGTTCATTCATTAAAATATCTTGCTGTGATAAAATCTTATTGTCAGCTCCCTTTAAAGTTACTGCAAAATCATCATAGTAAGGTGTAAATGTTGGTGTAACAATAGCCGAATCTCCTACTGCTCCCGAAATAGAGTGAGTTGGAGCGTTACCAGCTACCGACCTACTTGTTCTTAATGTGTAATTGACTTCTAAAGCTCTATCAACTCTAGTTTTTAGTTCTTGATAATTAGGAATTGCGTTATTTGCATTACTAATAAATAATTGATGAACTTCTGGTGTAATTAACCGAAATTCTCCACTTTGAAAAGCTGAGCTTATAATTGGCTGTGCGTTTTTCAAAATGGATGGTGCATAAATTGCCATCTGTTTGAAATTTTAATTAATAAATAATTGATTAACGAGCACCGCTCAAAGACTTTCCAATACCATTGGATAGAACAAATATAATAATTTATTTTCTATTTAACATAATGTTTTTAAATAATTTATTTAGTTAAGCACGAAGTGAAAGAGTTTTAACGTCCACAATGAGAACGGAGACGATAGTCGGGAGTTTGAAGTAGTGGAAATTATTTATTAGCGAGTTATTTATCCGCGTGACATAATGTCTAATTATAGCCGACTTTTTTAAATCATTATTTTATGTATAATATTAACATCAAAAGACATAAGGTTGTAAAACTTCTTACTGCTAGTTTTTTCGATGATAGTTATGATAGATATTCTTATGACTCTTTATGCGAAATACTCAATGTTAATAATGCTGATTTGCAAATTATAATATCAGAATTATTCAAAAACAAAGAGGTGGTACATTGCACTTTATTAGACGAGCAATTAAGGGGTAAAGTTAAAAAGTTAACAAAAACAAACTCAAAAGGAATTCTTATTACAGATGAAGGTATAAATGCACTATCAAATAAGAAGTATTTAAAAGTTCTATATGATAAAATATTTACTATTATATTTAAAAGGATAATTCCAATAATATTCTTTATTGTTATGATTATTAAATTTTTAACACTAGATATAGAAAATATAATACAATCATTCCACTAATTATGACCATTGAAGGCTTTATATACGCAAGATATATAAATTCATATTCAATAGTTGTAATGAATCTAATAATGTTCTTCATTATTGCTTTTTTAAGCAATACTATTAGGTCTTAAAAAAGTCCTATAATGTACTGCATTATGTTAAATAACTTTGGTTAATAATTAATTTAGTTAAAACTCTTTACAAATCTAATCTGTTTTATTGAGCTTTGGAAAAGCGGAAAACATTAAGTAGATTTGAATTGTTGAGGTAAAGATAATAAAAAATTTGAATAAACAAAAAAGCTACTAAAATTAATTAGTAGCCTTAATGAATTTAAAAACTATGAAGTAAGATAAGAGATAGCTAAAGTAATATAAATTTTTCATTTAATTCACTTTCTAGCAAAGATAAATGATATTTATTTCCTTGACACCAAGAACAGCCTTTGGTTACTTTAAATCTTATACCGTATATTTCGCCTATTTGCCTAACTATAAAAGCCTCTGCACCTTTCTTTTTACCTAAGTAATCTTCTTTGAGGAACAATCTTTTAAATTTTAATTGCTCCACTTTTAATTCTATTGTTAAGTTCTGTGTTGAATTGTTCACTTCCTGCTCCTATTCCTTTAGCTTCCATTTCTTTTTCAAATGCAACCAAACTATTTGCATCATGACCGCCTGTACTGTCTGTTCCACCTGCTCCCCCACTTGACGTTTTCAAATATTGAGGGTTATCGTTAAAGAACATATCTAAAACTTCTTTTCCTTTCAAAGGCTCTAATGTTGTTGGGTTTTTCAAAAGTTGCCCATCTGCTCCAAATCCTAAAACTTCTTGATTTTCATTAACATCAAAATTTTGCTTGTTATTAATAATAACCTTCATATCTTCTTTTGAGTAAGCAAGGTTTTCGGGAAAGTTACTATCGAAAAATGAATTTAAAATACTTGATTTCTGAAATGTGCTAAATTCATTCATTACCTTGCTTAATTCACTATCTTTAGTTGCAATAGTTGATTTAAGAGTTCTTAAATCTTTAGTCAGTTCTTCTACTTTCTTGTTGGGCTCGATTTTAGCCTCTTCGAGTTTTTTGTCTGCAAAAGATGTAGCCCATTCGGTTAGTGTACTAGCTGCTAATTCATCCGACTTATGTACACCCTCTTTTTCAATTCCTAGTTTCTTAAACAACTCTTTACGACCTATTTCAGCCCCGATTTTTATATTTTCATCCTTATAGTTGTTCTTAAATGTAGTGTCTTCCTCTGCTGTTCTAATAACGAAAGGAGCATCTTTTATAGAAATTTCTTCACTTTTATCTTCTATCGCTTTTGAAATAATATCATTTTCAACCTCGATTATTTTACCATTAATGTTAATCTTCATGTTAATCTGTTATTTTAATTATTTGATGTTTAAAAATAGTTGTCTTTTTCTCTTCGGGTATATTTACTGTAAAATAAGGTTGACTAGGGTGTTGATTAAATAGAACTTCTAATTCCTCTCTAGTGTCAATTACGTTTAATTCAACACTAGAAATACCACCGACACCTGATGATTCTATGGCTGTTAAAGTAATTACAGCCATTAGTCAGCTAATACCTCTTTTAACTTCTTAACTCCCCAATTGCCTTTAGCATCTTCGTCGAACTTCTTTTTATATTCAGCTCTTAAAGTTTCTAATTCATCATCTTTTTTAGGCTCTTTTACTCCTGCTCTTTTGTTTAGAAAGTTTAAAGTTTCTTGCTCATCAATCTCATAATAACACGCACCGTTATTTTCTTTGTACATCTTATTCATCAAATCTACGTATGAACGCAATTCAGCTCTTTTTGTTGTAGGTTGGAATCTCTTTTCGATTCTGCTTTCATTACCCATTTTTGCTAATATCTCAAACTTTTGAGCTACAACGATTAAACTACCGTCAATCATTTGTTTTTCCTGTGTTGTCATTTTCTATCGGTTTAATATAATTAATAAAATCTATTTTTAATTGTTCTACTTCTTTATCGTAGTTGGCTGTTTCCCAAAAATCCACAAACATAGCTTTTTTGTTTGCTTCTTGAAGTCCAAATATATCAAACACTTCTTTAATTGTGTAGTGTACGTATGGTTCAACTTCTTTTTTCTTTAACTGCTCATTTAGCAGTTTTTGATTACTTCCAAACTTAGAATAAATATACTCCTCTAACATCTTATCTAAGATAGTAACAGGAAGTCCATCAGTCTTAGCTTTAGAGTATTTCTCTACTAAAACATCTTGACTTTCGATTATAAACCTATCTCCATAAATAACATCAACTAAGCTATTGTCTTGCTTACTTCCATAAGTCCAGTTAACTATCATATCAGTAAGGAAGTTGTCTATCCATTCAGCATTGCCCTTATAATCTTGTAGTTTGGTTATAATTGGCTGAGTGTCTATAAATCTACCTGTTGCTGTTTCGTTTCTTGAATTTGTTTGTTGCACCCTTTGAGTACCCCACATAGTCGCTTCCATTTGCTGCTCTCTATCAACTGCATTTTCATCGTAGTATTTAAGAGTATCCAAGTCTGGGCTAATATAACCCATTAAATTAGGTGTTACAATAGCATCTTCTTTATCTCTAGGTAAATCAACTTTATGAATATCGGTAACATCTCTATTCATCATTGAGCCAGTACCACCACATCCACCGCAAACTTTACCGCTTGTCATGTCTTTACCAGTACCTCTACAAGTGGGGCAAAAACGGTCATACATCCAAAAGAAAGGCATTCCATTTGTATATCTCATTACGGTTGCAACTGATTTAAAAGCTGCATAATCTTTAGCTAATTCAGATATTTGATTGATTGTTGATAGTCTTTTTTCTGTTCCTATTTCTTGACTATCTGAAACAATTACCGCAGGAACTACACCGAAAGGATGGGTAAACGAATTATCTTCATCAATAACATAGCTTTCTCCATTTCTTATAACAGTAACATCTTTTTCAGAATCGACATAACGCCACTTCTCGATATTAACAGACCCTATTTGAACCATTATAGGCTCAAATAATATCCATTTTAACATCTGTCCATTACTCTCGTAATTTCTAATATGCTTGATTGATTTGTAAGTAGGGTAAATTTCTTTGTCTTCCTTATACTCAACGAATATAACAGAATTTGGGTCGGTGTCTGATAATTTAAAAAGGTTGTCTTTTAGGTATTGTTTAACAGACTTCTGACCTTTAAAATCTTTATAGTGTAGCTCAAACTTCTCTTTTAACTTCTCTGAGGGTATCTCGTTATAAAATGAGCCACCGCTAGCAGTAAACACATTTATTCTAGGCTGTAAAATCCTATCAAATAAATCTCTAATATCTTTAGAGTATTTTTTCCTAGCAATAGCTTTTTTTGAGTTCTCAATTTGCTCAATTCTATTAATTAGAACATTATTAAAGTCGTTACCAGTAACTAGGGCATCTAGCATTTTATGCTCCTCTCTTTTATCAAAAACCCATTTAGGGACTGATAAATTCTTTTTGATTACTTCTATTGCTACTTCCAAGATTCTTTAATAATTTGTTTGAGTTTATAGGTATCTCTTTTTCTTTTGATGTAAACAATCAATTCATCTAAGAATACATATCCAAATATTAATACAAAAACTAATAATAAGTACCATTTTAACCATATAAAAGCTAATAAGCTAAATATAAACAGTGTAAAATATCCTATAACAAAATTAATCATAATATGCAAATATATAAATTTATTATGTTAAATAGGTTTTTACTTTAATATTTTTCTGTTTCTATAGACTGTCTTAACAATTTAGCAAAAACATCTACAAACTTTTCATTAGCAGACAAATCTCTTTCGTGCATCATATCTAAAATAGCATGGACTTTTTCATGATAATAAGTGTCTAATATTTTATCTTGACTTAATTCGTTAACTCCATGAACCGTTGATAGTGTTATCTTGGATGTTGAATAATCACAAATCCCATAATTTTCTTCATTGTTCATTCTCTTATTATCAAACTCGATATTGTAAGTTGTGTTAAACAATTTAAAAGATATTGGTATTGATTTAATTAATCTTGTTTGTTGGTGTTTACCATCACATTCTTCTTGTATATTAATACCTCTAAATGTAACATTTTCAGGAACTATATCTGCTTTTAAAAATGGTTTTCTTTTTTTACTCATAATACTTTAGTTTTAATAAATTTATATTTCTTATATGTGAATGGAAACTTTTTGCTCTTTAAATAAGAATAACTAAACTCCTTATTATCCTTACATAATCTCGTTAAAGTACTGTAAGATTTTATAGTTGTGTCAGATATTAATAATACAACTGTTCTATTCATTAAGCAAATATAAACAATATATAAATATATGTAGTTTCTTTCCATAAAAATAAAATTATCTCACTAATTCCTTAAAAGCATATTCAATAGCATCTGGAATATGGCTAAATTCATGGTCGGGCAATTCAGCCCCTTTATTTTTCCAAGCGTAGTTATTAAGTGCTTTGGCTGTATTTTTACTTCTCGGTGTTATTACAAATTTATAGCCCTGCATTATCTTTATCCAATCTACTTTTTTACCACTCTTTGAGCATCTAAGAATGTTTAAGCCCATATCATACAAATCTTGAATAGTTCTTCTACTTGCACTATCAGCTAATATAAGAACATTAGGGATGACTAACTCCTTTAGTTTGTTACCTAATTCATTTGTTCCTAATCCATTTTGATAAAGTATTTCATCACAATAGATTAATTTATGTCTTTGATTTACAGCAACTTTTATAGTAGTGTCGGGGTCTCTACTTCCAAAGTCCATCCCATAAACAAAAGGTAGTGAAGTATCAAACTCTCCATACTCCCAGTTTTCAAACACAACCCCCTCTGCATTTGGTAAAAATCCACCTAATACAACGTGCTTATAATATCTGTGTTCTTTTTTAATCTTTTCGTCTAATGTTTGACGGTCGTTAACTGGTGTTGATTCGTATGTGTTATATGATTCTTCAAGCCTCAAATAATCTCTAAGGTTATGCTCTGCTATGTTTTTGATGTTGTCTTTGTAAGTCGTATGAATGTACATGACATTATCTACAACACCAGTAAATCCTTCTTTTACCCCTTTAGCCTCAAAGAACTCTTGATTAATCCAATGTTCAGTAGTAGGAGGGTTAAACACTATTAAATTAAGACATTGAACGTCTTTAGCTCTTATTGATTTTCTTATACTATCCCAATCTGCATAACTCTTTATCTCATCAGCTTCATCGGTAACAAACATTGAGAAGTTCTCTAGTGATTTTAATTTAGCCGTTTGATTTAGGGAGCTTGTTTTTTGTCCTGTTATGAATATCTTACCGTCATTCTTTTTATGCTTGTAAACATTTCCTGCGTACTCGAAATTGTGGGTAATACCTAACAACTCCATTCTATCCTTTAATGCTTCACTAATTGATTGGTCGGTGGCGTTCATTGTGTACCTTGTATAAAGTACCCTGTGATTGTAGTCGTTAACTGCTATTGGAATGAAAACACTTTCAGCATAACTTTTACCACTCTCCCTGCCTCCATACATTAAAACAGTGTCAACAGTTGGATGATTACCTTCTAATATTTCAAAAAGTAGTTGATACTTATCTGAAAACTCTAATGTCATTTAGATTTATTGAAAACTATTTTAATAGGCTCTTGTAGGATAGGCTTGTTGTCGCTTGTTAGGTCTGTTTGACTTCTATCTGTCCATTTATGGTTTGACTTTAAATTAACAATTCCCGTTGCCTCTCTTATCAATCCCTTTTTAGTGTTGTAATAACAATTAGCTTCTAAGTTGCCAATCAAGGTTTTATGTTCATTTTTTAGTTCTGGGAATCTATCTACAAGATGGCTAAATATACGATGAAAAGTTTTTAATTCTCTCGCAACCTCACCTATAAAATCAAATGAATACCCTTTCACATCTTTTCCATTAACTGAAAATGTTTCTTTTTGATTAGTTAACTTAATAGCTTCCTCAAAAAGTTTTATAGACTTTTCTTCTGTCCATACTTCTGCATTTTTATTCCCTTTTGGTGCAGCCATAAATTAATCTTTAGTTATTACATAGCTTTGAAGTGTATCACTACCGCTATATTGAGTTATTGAAATAGTACTATCCGTTAAAATTTTACCGAAAAAATCAAAGTGAGTAGGGTTGTCTGTAAAGGTAAGATTTCCGTTTACGTTGAAATATCTTGAATCTGTTATATACTCACTCCATCCAAGCGTATTATTATATTCTGAATAATAATATCTATCATTCACAAACATAAATTTAACAGGCACTAAATAACCTCCCCCGTTTATACGAGTGTAGTCGTACCATGAGCCATTTATATTTGTTGTATTAGCTGCTGTTTTTGATTCCTCTATTGGTGTAGGAAGTGGACTATTTTCTTTAGTACAACTAAATAGAAATACTAATGATATAAATATTATTTTTTTCATAACTAACAAATTTAATTAATTTTTTTGATATTGTGCTTTTTTATCTTGATATTTAGTGTTGGTTGTGTTATACCTAGTTTTTTAGATGCTAACGTTTTATTCCATTCTGTTTTTTTCAAAGCTGAAATTATCATTAACTTTTCTATTCTAAGAATGTTTAACGCTCCTGTGTCGTAATCTTTTGTAGTGTATGATTTCATATTATCTCTATTTCAATAGCTCTTCTTTTTTCTGCTATAACTGATTCTATATCGTCCATTAATTCGTCCATAGTGTCAACATCCAAAGATATATCCTTTTCAAGTTGTTTGTATAGTTTGTTTCCCTCAAATAGAAAGGCTTTAAACACTTGTTTTAGTTTTCTTTGAAGTTGGCTAGGTTCGACTAGTAGTTGTTGGTTAGCCGTTACTTTTGTAAGTGCTATTAATACTATTAATTCTTTTATTTGTGTGTCTGTCATGATACGAAGTAAAAATAAGTTATGGTTAAACCCACTGCAAAAGTAATAGATAGTTCTATGTTGGTAGGTGGTTGTACTTTTTTATTAAGTAGTTTCTTTAGTTTCTTCATTTCTTTAAATGTTTAATTATTACGTCTATTGCTATACCTAACTGTTTAGGGTTTTGCATTTCTAATTTAGGATGGATTGAATTATCTCTTCTCCATTCGTTGTGCTTTTCTAATATCTCTATTGCTTCTTTTAGTTTCATAAAGTCTTAATTTCTTGTTGTAGATTACTTGTTCTTTAGGTACAATTTTAACCTCACTAATTAATATTTTACATGGCTCATCTAAATACCAAATGTGTTCTTTGTCAGTTTCATGTATAATTCCTGCTTCACAAAATTGAGGGTTAATATTTGGTGGTTGAAAGTATATGATGTTCATGTTATTTGGTTTTAGTGTTGGTTAAAAGTTCTTGATTTTCGTAAATGTTTCCAATAATAATAAACTTTAATTGTAACATATCATGTCTATGAATATTTTTCAGACTACCCCACACCCCCCAATCATTGTTTATATGAATCAAAATATATTCGCCATCTTCAAAAACAACCTTATATTTAAAATCATTTAAACCTAAAATATCTCCCTCATAAATTTCTTTGCCATTCTTATCTTTAAGACTCGTATATTGCATTACAATACAATCAGAAGTAAATCCTATTTTATTAGTTTGTAAATCATGTAATGTAAATGAGCTTGACATATAATCTACATTATCCCATACTCTAAACTTTCTTATTTCCATTCATCTATTGTTTTATACCTTTCGGTTGGTTAGATTGTTTTTATTTAGTGCTAAACTTTCAAGTGATGATATTGCTACACATTTCTTAAAGCAATCTACTTCTTTAATTAAATCCTCAGTAATTTTTATAATTCCATATTGATTAACCTCTAATTCTAAATATATACTATCCATAACTATTAGTGTTTGTTTATTATTTTACATCCATCAAATGGTATTAAGTCTTGTCCATATTCAGCATAAACACCATAACAATCCTTATTTATAATAACTACTTTAGATTGAAATGTTTTATTTTTTAAATGCTTTGGATAATCTTTAAACTTATCATCTTTAAAATCCCATTCTATTGTGTCGCCTACTTCTGCTTTCATTGTTTGTTTATTTGGTTATTGCGAGTGTCTTCTAAAAAGGTAACGTAACCTTGCAATTCTTTTAACCTGATTTCTTTTATTGGTTTATCAATACAAACACAATCTTCTATATATCCAGAGTTAACAACATTCATACAGCTAGGTATTAGTATTTTTACTCCTTTATGTGTTGTGAAATGACATTTATCTTTACTCATTGTTTTTTAGTTTTTAGTTCGTTTGATAACAGCCACTAAGCAGCATTGAAACGCTGCCAAGTTTGGTGTTGTAGGTAATGCTATCAAAATATAATATCATGATGCTCACCGTTTAGTATTTGTTCTCTTGTCATTCCTGTCTTACGTGCCTTTCTTTCTTGTTCTACGTGCCATTCAATTTCTTCATCTGTCATGATAGTATCGTCCTCAATATCCGCACTACCTACAACACTATCTATAGGTAATGTTTTCCCTTTAGTTTGTCCCCATTCAATCGCTTCTCTAATATTATACTTTACTGCTAACTTAAATAGTTGACCACTACTTACACTATTAAAGTAATTGTTTATTCTTTCTTTGGTTCTTTCGTCTAATTCCATCTTTATCTTTATTTAATCAGGGCAAAAACTACCCATAGTTTAGTCCGTTATTCAAACAAATTAGCATAATTAGGCATACTTCTATGGTATGCTTCTTTTTTTTCTCTACTACTTTTGTAAGTGTTGCAAATACCCTCTAAGTCCATCGTGTAATTTTTTAAATCAATATAAGACGTTTTAAGGCTATCAAATTTATTTTCATAGGTTAGTGTAGCTTCACGCCTTTTAATGTTGTCATGTCCTAAGAAAATAACAAAGAACAGTAGTATTAATATTATTACTAAGCTGCTGTCTTTCATTTCTTTAAAATTAAGTCAATACTAATTATCTGTAAACTGTTATCGTTAAATCTTCCTGTATCTATTAATGCTTGTCTGCTATCATTTAATGCTTGTTCTAGTTCAGCTATTCGATTTTCTTGTTTAGTCGTTAACTCCTCTAACATTTTAGGTAGGTTTGATTTCATGGTTATAAATTTATAATGTGTTTTATTCGGTTGTTGTACACAATTAAGTTGCTTCCCAAAATTCAAAGCCAGCACAATTTGCACAAGGGTGGTCGTCATCCCAATCGTCACAGTTAAATTTACAAGTTTCGCAACTTAACAGTTCGCTTTGCTGTACAACACCACCTATACCCAATAATTTTATCTTGGCTTTGTGGTATTCGTGAGCAAACAGTTCTATATTAACATAGTTGGGTTTTATACCTGTGCTTGTCAATTCTTGGAAGTGGTCGAATTCAAATCCTTGTTCTTGTCTAAATTCTCTTGGTGTCATATTTTCGTTTTTAATCGTTAAAATTACTGTGCATAGCCAAATCGTTATAAACAATTAAAAAATTACCTCCCCTCTTTAAGAGCAATAAGGCAAAGTTTTACAGTCTTCCAGTAATCAATTCCAGCAATTATCTCTTTATCTTGTTTGAGTATTTCGTCTACTACAACTATTGCACAATTCACGGCATTGCGATATTCCTTATCTGATGCGTGCTCTGCTCCTTGCCTCCATTGGTAAGAAAACATTTTTCGTGCAAGTTGCTTTGCTTTAGTTTTTGGGTTTTTGGGTTTCGCCTCCATTTTTATGATTGTTTAAGATGTTATTTACTTCTTCAATTATTTTTCTTTTGTCAAACGATTTATGGCAAATTATCATTTCTCCGTGTTGAATAGTTACAGATGGGTTGCACTCGCATGTGCTATCTTCTGTGTGTTCTTTTAAATCGTTAATTGGTAATACATGAATTGCCATCGCTCATTTTTTTACAGTTTATAACAAAAGCTAAACACAACTCCACTTTGTTCCGCAGATGTTTAGCCAAACCGTTATAAACAATGCTACAGTTTCTTAAATATCACAGACTTTCCGTCTTTTCTGCCGTAGGTTTTCCCATCCTTTTCTGCAACTATATCGTAACTCATACACCTGTTTTTTAAGCACCAATCTTCTTTATTCTCTTGGCATAGCTTACGAGCTTCACAATCTCGGCAAATATTATAGCCTTTATAGACTTTTAGTTCAGCGAAAAAACCTACTGGGGCATCATTTCTATCAACACCATTCGAGTCAATATCCGCACAGCTACTAACACGTGGTATAGTGCAAGCCTGTGCATTATCAAAGTTTATCTGTATTTGGTTCATTATCTCTTAATTTAAAGTTACTGTCATTCTATTAAGTGGCTCGACACCATACCACCTGACCGTTACCCAAGCATATCCCTTTCTTCTCTCTCGTTAATAATTCCGTCAAGTTTTAAATCTGATACCATCTCTCTAAATTCGTCTATCATATCTAATTGTTTAACTGTTTTAGCTATTTCTATCAGTCTATGCTTCTCTACTTTTTGACTGTCAAACTCAAACCTTAAAGCTTGAAAGATTGAGTAGTTTAATTCTTCTTTGTTCATTTCTTCTTAAATTTAATTATTAATTCCTCTAGCAGCCAAAACACCAACGCTCCTATTAATCCAGTTATTACTATTGTTCCTACCATTGTTTAATCGTTTAAGTCGTCATTATAACATTTACTATCGCAGTATTCTCCATCACATTCCCTACCGCAAAATCTACATTCATTTTCAGGTTCTTGGTCGTCTAAGTCAGTTGCTAATTTCCAGTTGTCGTAATTCATATCTATTTGTTTTAAGTTTAAGCAAATCTACTAATATAATTTAACTATCACAATTTAATTATAGTATTTTTTTTATTTCTTTTATTTCGAACTCTATAAACTCACTTTTCTTTTTTACTATTTCTTTTAAAACGTGCAGCTCATAAATATTTCTATCATCAAATCCATACTTCTTAACTAAGCAGTCTATAAAGCACTTTAAAGCATTATCTATATCTGAAGCACGAGAACTATATCCAAAAACAACATTAAGCCTTAAACACGCTTTAGAGTCAATTTTTAAATTACTAGGAAGTATTAACAACATATCCCTAATAAAGTTATCATATTCATTAGTTTTAAATCTACGTCCTTTAAAAGCCTTGTTTACTGATAATGGTTTTATATCTATCTTAATCATAAGTTGTTTAAATGTATTTCTTTTGCTTTATTATTAAACGTTTTTGTTATATGGCAGTTTTGATGACAAGTTCTACATAGTGCCACTAAATTTTCTATGTAGTCTTTTGTTTTACTTCCTCCCATTCCTCTAGATTCTAAATGATGAATATCTACTGCTTTACATCCGCAAACCTCACAGGCTATAAAATCTGTTTCATCATAACCGTAATAATTAAAATATATTTTAGTGTGTTTCTGCATACTACTTCAATTTTCCTTTATAGTGTTCTATTATCTTTTCAGTTTCAGATTTGTAGAATTGCTTGAACTCAATATTACTGTTTGACTGTTGCCAGTAAACAAATAAAACATTTCTTAATCTTTGGCTTTGTGTTTTCCCTTCTAATTCAATATCTACATTATCTAATTCATCAGCTTCGGCTGTTGTTAAAAGTCCTTTGGGTTTGAAGTATAATATACCTCTTTGGTCTAATTGCTTATCCAACTCCATAAACTGCTCACTTGTCTGTTCGTTGTCGGTTATGAAAGTTATTGAAACGCTTTTGTCCTTTTTTCGATTTATTCTATCGAGTACTACTGTTCTTAATATATTCATTGTTTTAGTTTTTCTAGTTCTTCATCTGTTACCTCAACATATCTCGACTTAGTTTCAAGTTTTGAATAAGGTAATTTAATTGTGTGCATCCAACCTTTATCTGTTGTTTTTTGTACCTACTAATTCATAGGTTAAGTTACGACTTTTAAAGTATCTATTATCGTTGCTAAAATGGTACTTCACAAATCTTTTAGTCTTTTTAATTCGTCCTTTAATGCTTTATTTTCTCGATGCACATTATACATAACATCTTTTGTTTTAGCTAAAAAGACATTCATTTTACTTAATTCATTCATGACATCTAAATATTTATCATTATTTGTATTTGCAAACTCTATTTTATATAGTTTTAATTGTCCATCTATAAAGGATTTTCTGTTGATATATTCTAATTCAAAACTCATAATTAAAAAGGTTCATTATCAAATTCGTTGTTTGGTTCTAATCTACTTAAATCCAAATCATTTTTATATCTGTTATTTAGTATGTTTTGACCGTTCATTGTAAATCCTAAACCACTATTAAATTCAAATTCTAGAGGGTCGTCTATTGGTGTTACACTACCGCCAGTTTCAGTATCTTTAATTTTACGAATGTAAACATCTGTAATAAACTTTTTTAATGGATGCCCTACAAGCCTATGGATTGTAATAAAATCATCTGTTCTATTTCCAAAAGGCTGACCTCCTTCGCTTTGTGCTTTTGTTGGTGGCATAGGATAGCCTTTGTACTCACTTTTTTCTCCATACTCTCGCCTTGCTGCTTCACTTACTACGTGGGTATTAACGTATAAACTTATGTTAGTTGAGTTGCAAAAGTCCCTACATTCATTTAAAAAACCATAATTAGCAGCGTGAGTGAACTCTCTATCTAGTCCCGTAAAGGGGTCAATTAAACAACCGTTATACTTCCCAAGTTTAAACAACTTAAATAACTCTTGTGTTTTATATAGTTGAGAATTGTCTATAAAGGTAAACCATTGTTCTATTTGTAATTCCTCTTTAAACACATCACTTAAAGTCATTTGATTTAATCTTACACCAGTTTTAAATTGGATTAATTGTCTTACTAATTGACCTGCTTTATTTTCTCCTGAATAAATACACCATTTTAAATTATGTTTAACTGATAAAGTCAAAAAGTACCATAGCATCCAAATAGTTTTTCCTACGTTGTCTAAGCCGTTTATTATGGTTAATTGACCTCTTTTAAACCTTATGCTATCATCTAACTTAGCAAGTCCAGTATCTTTTCCTAGCGTTATTTTACCACTATGATAGTCTTGTAAGTATTGATTTATTTCATTTTGATTAACTATATTTCCCATCCTAACCTTTTCTTTTTAGACCTACTAATCATTGGTTTCTTTTCCATGTTTAAATATCTTACAAAATTATCTGGTTTTAAAAAGTGTTTAGGTAAAACATTATCACTTTCATTAGCCCATTTATTATTACATAGATTATACATAGCTATATTAAACTGTTCTTTAGAGTAACTTTCTTTTAGTATGTTCAAACTAGATTTTTCGTCACGCTCTAATCTGTTAATGTTAGATGGTATTTCTAAGTATAGTGTTCTAACTTTATTAAACCAACTTAAAAACTTTTCATTAGAATCTAAATCATTTTGTGTGTGAGGTATTTTTTCTCTCTCTCTTATATTATCTTCTCTTATATTATCTTCTCTTATGCCTTTTGTTTCGCTTAACGAATTTAAAGCGTTCGGTTTTGTTTCGGTTTCTTTTGGCTTTTTAGGACGACCTCCTTTAGACCCATTTTTACTATTTGTTATACTCTTTTTAGTAGCTTTAGCGTATTTCTCATTTAAAAAATCTATAACTATTAAATCATTTTTAATTTTAATAACACCCTCATCAATTAACTCTTGTAATTGTTTTGGTTGGTTCATTCTCTTTAAAAATTGCTCTTTAGTTAATGAACAACTCCGTTGCCAATAATAACAACATATTAAAGTAAATAATCCTTGTGCCTCTAAGGAACAAAAAGAGATATTTCCAGCTAAATATTCTGCGGGCTCAAATTCAAAATATGGTAATTCTTTTGCCATTTCGTTATTGGATTTATACCCATACTAAAGTACTAAGTGCAACCAATAACGACAGAGAAATGCACGAAGTACCTTAGATAGGTTATGTTTGTTTAAATAAATTTTATACTATTAGTCGTTATCAGTATGAAGCAAATATACTAAAATATATTTAATAATCTACTATTTAATTCCATTTATAATATACTTTTCCCACCATTCATCAGCACATTTATTGTCTTCACACAACTGACCTTTATCGATTGAACAGCCACACATACAACAACGATTTATTTCTGAAAATATACTATACTGATTCATTTAAAAGTTTCTTTTTTCTTAACCTATTAATTGATTGTTCAACTACAAAAGTAACTTCTTCTAGTTCCTTTTCACTACTATTTTTTTCAATCAATTTCAATAAGTTATTACCGTCCTTTAACCAACGATTAAATATAACTTTAGCATCTTGTTTACTTTTACCTATTAACATACTTTGCTGCTCAACAGTAGCTTTAAATAGTGCTATTAATATCGTCCATTCTTGTTGCTCTTTCATAATTTATTAAAAAAACGTCTTATTAAATAACCTCTTAAAATAGAAGCTAAAAAAAAAACAAATGTTATTATTATATTTTGACCTAAACTAACTGGTATATCTAATAAAGGGTAAATGATTATTTGAATTAAAAAAGAGGTAACTAAACCAATAATAGTATTAGTTACACTCTCAATTAAACTTATCTTTTTTGTTTGCATTATAAAACATCAAATAATGTTGGAACATTAATTTTATATTCTATTGCTTTTAAGTAGTATAATCCATCATCATAATACTCTGGATTTAATTCTGTACTTATTGCTTTACGTTCCATTTCTAGTGCTTTGTAAGCAGTCGAGAATAAGCCGCCAAAAGGGTCGTCAACTATATCTCCTTTCATTGTAAATCTATTAATCAATCTTTCTATAATGTCTAACTGTAAAGGACAAATATGCTTTTCTTTTTTTCTATTTGCTTGATTTGTGTTTAAAGTGTTCATTCTATTTATATCAGTCCAAACCAAATCACTATTTGAATGGTTAGGCAAAGTCATAAATAACCTACTTAACTTGCCTTGTTCATCTAAATTTTTACAAGCTAATAAATGCTCACCAAAATCATATATTTCTTTAGAGTTATGTTTTTTCCAATACCCACATATTTTTTTAACATCCATAGCTTTCAATTCTTCACTTGAAAAGAATCTATTTCCACTTGACTTCCAATAAGCGTGAGCATCCAATTGCCAATTGTCAATACTA